GAGAAGCTTCATGTCGGTATCAGACTAGTTGAGCTTATGTGTACTAGTACAGGTCTAATAGAAATCGGTCACGATATTATTAAAAGAAAGAAAACTAAGGTTATAAGGCAAACACAAAAGACTGCTGAGTGGATTAGTAAGCGTAATAATTTTAATGATTTATTAAATCCAGAATACTTACCTTGTGTTATGAAACCTAAGGAATGGACAGGAGTAGAAGGTGGCGCATATTGGACATCTGAAATGCCACCATTAGACCTTGTTAAACAGAAGAATAAGCGTTTTAAACAGGAGCTGGAGAACTTTCAGATGCCAGAGGTCTATAATGCAGTTAATACTATGCAGAATACGCCTTTTAAGATTAATACGTTTGTTTTAGATGTGATGAACCATGCTTGGGACAACGGCCATGATTGGGGCGGAATGCCATCCTCATACTTGAAGGACTTACCAAACAAACCGCACGACATTGACACTAATGCGGAGTCACGTAAAGAATACAAGAAACAAGCAAGTATTATTCACACTGAAAACAATCGGACTAAGTCTAAAAGAATATTATTTTCTAAAATATTACATTCAGGACAAAAGTTTCGAGAGTATGAGAAAATATATTATCCATTACAAATGGACTTTCGTGGTCGTGTGTATTGTGTACCAGCGTTTCTTAATTATCAATCTATAGGTGGAGCAAAAGCTTTACTAGAATTTTCTACAGGCAAGCCAATTACAACTGCTAACAAAGGTGTTTTTTGGCTGGCTGTACACGGTGCAAATACTTGGGGGGAGGATAAAGTCTCTCTTGCTGACAGGCATCAGTGGGTTGTTAAGAATGAAGATTGGATTGTTGCGTGTGTGTGGTGATGACCCAATAGCAAACTTACAATGGAACGATGCAGATAGCCCATATCAATTCTTGGCATTCTGTAATGAATGGAAGCAGTACAAGGAGCAAGGTGAGGGTTATGTTTCGCACATACCTGTAGCTGTTGATGGTAGTTGTAATGGCTTACAGCTTTACTCGCTTATGTTAAAAGATGAAAAAGCTGGTGAACTTGTTAACCTTACAGTCACTGATAAACCACAAGACATCTATCAAGTGATTGCTGATAATGTAAAAGAACGCTTACGGCAAGATGCTACTAATGGTAAACCCTACGCACAAGCTTGGCTTAACTATGGTGTCAAAAGGTCTACAACTAAGCGTAGCATTATGACTATCTGTTATGGCAGCACACGCTTTAGTTGTACAGACTTTGTAAGAGAAGATTTACAAAAACGTAAAGACAAAGGTGAACCACANCCATTTACACAAGAAGANTTAAAGCCTTCAGTTTATCTTGCAGGCCTCATTTGGGAAAGTATTGGTGACAACCTNCAGTCTGCACGTGAGGGCATGGATTTCTTACAAGCCATTGCACGCGTAGTATGTAAAGACCAATTACCTATCCATTGGATAAATCCTGTTGGCTTTCCTATCTGGCAATCNTACCCGGAAGTCAGGTCAATGCGAGTGAAAGCAATGCTTATGGGTGAGGTAATAAAACCACGTGTTAACACAGAGCTNGACACTACTGACCGTAGAAGAATGGTCAATGGTGTTGCTGCNAANTTTGTACACAGCTTAGACAGCGCGTGTATGATGGTGACAGTTAANCTTGCACAAGAAAAAGGAATACAAAACTTTTGCAATGTGCACGACAGCTTCGGCACTACAGCAGCAGACGTACATTTATTAAATGAAACTTTACGTGATGCTTTTGTTAAAGTGTTTACAGAAAATGATGTACTCGCAGATTTTAAAAATGGTATATCAGAACTCGTCCCAGAAAAAAATCGTGACAAGTTACCTGAGCTTCCACGTAAAGGTAAATTAGATGTTGAGTTGTTACGGCAAAGTGAATTTTTCTTTGCTTAAAAGTGCTATCCGATAAAGGATACATAAGTTCCCTTATATGAACGTAGAACATTTTTACGTTTTTAATTTTAATTATATGAGGAATAATAACTTGAAAAATAATTATACGAAAATTGTATCAGGTGTTGGTATTAGTCAATATGCTTGGCTAACACAACCTGATACAAGGTTTGATGAAATTGGACATTTTAAAACAAATCTGATTTTGTCTGGCGAAGACGCTGATACTCTTAAAGGAGCTATCAACGAAGAACTTACTAAAAGCGTTGCTCTTGCTAAAGAGAAAGCTAAAGGTAAAAATATAAAAACTGCACCCGCACCGTTTGAAGACGAAGTGGATGATAATGGAGAGCCTACAGGTTCTACGGTTTTTAAATTTAAAACTAAAGCCCAAATCACAACTAGAGACGGGAAGATAATTCCTAACAAGGTTGCAATCTTTGACTCAAAGGGAAAACCAATGGTCGATTGCAATGTTTGGTCTGGAAGTGAAATGAAAGTAAGTGCAGAACTCGTTCCATATTTTACTGCAATGGTTGGGGCTGGCGTGTCTATGAGACTACGAGCAGTTCAAATAACCAAATTAGTAGAAGGAGGAGCAGGCAATGCCAAAGGATACGGCTTCGGCGAAGAGGAAGGCTACGAGCAATCCATATCTGAAACGCCAGCAGATGAGGAGAGCCAGCAAGCCTTTGACTTCTAAGGAAGTCGGCCTGCGGTATGGATTTCGTTCTGGTTTAGAGGAACGAATAGCCAGCGAGTTAAAGACAGAGAGTGTTAAGTTTGAGTTTGAAGAGACTAAGTTGAAATATACAAAGCCTCAAAAAATTCACACTTACACTCCTGACTTTTACCTACCCAAGCAAAAAATATTTATAGAAACAAAAGGATTATTTACAAGTGCTGACCGCCAAAAGATGCGCTTAGTAAAAGAACAACATCCTGATTTAGACATCCGTTTCATATTCAGCAATTCAAAATCACGTATAAGCAAAAAGTCTACAACGACTTATGCTATGTGGTGCGATAAGAATAAGTTTCCGCATGCTGATAAGCACCTNCCGAAAGAGTGGTTATGAGTAATAAGAGAGTATCTACAAAATTTATTGTAGTACATTCTTCGCAAACTACANCTGCTGAAAATTTATCAGCAAAAGATATTGACACCTTACATCGTAAAGATGGATTGTTAAGTATTGGCTTTCACAAAATTATAAAACGTGATGGTACAATAGAAGACGGAAGAAACATTGATACCTGTGGTGTTCATGTTGAAACTAAAGGTGATGTTTCAAATCAAAATTCTATTGGAGTTTGCCTAGTTGGAGGAAAAAATAGTAAAGAAGAATTAGATTGTAATTATACATTAGCGCAATTTAATTCACTTCATTTTCTATTAGTTGAATTAAAATCCCACTATGGTAAAGTTACAGTTGTTGGTCACAGAGATGTGGCTGATACTTCTTGCCCTAGTTTTGAAGTTTCAGAATTAGGCAAGTTTGTTTGATTGGAGCTCAAGAGACACAACTTCGGTTGGCCACTCTTGGGCTCTTTTCATTTAATCCTAATATTTTAACAGAAAATTTTTTATGACTTTTAGACTTCTTACACAAGTTGTAGGCATTCTTTTGCTTACTGCTTTTTTAGTAAATCAATACAACTATCTTGATGCGGATTGGTGTTCAGCAGAAGTGGACACATTGCGCTTACAAGTAAATCAAATACATACACAAATAATAAATGACAGAGAGTAATTTTTTATATCACACTAACTGCGACAGTTGCGGAAGCAAAGATAACGTAGCGGTTTATGATGATGGACATACTTATTGCTTTGGTTGTCAAGCAGTAACACGGGAGAATGAAGTGAACACATCACAAACTAAAACAAATACAGATTTAATACCAAGCGATGTTAATGAAATCGCATCAAGAAAAATAGATTTTAATACAGTACAAAAATTTAATTATGGCACAGGTGAATACTTTGGTAGACCTTGTCAAGTAGCAAACTATTACAACTCTGATAGAGAGTTGGTTGCACAAAAGCTGCGTTACCCTTCTAAAGAATTTCAATGGTTGGGTGACGCAAAGCAAGCGACACTATTCGGACAGCACCTTTGGGGAAGCAAAGGTAAGATGGTTGTTATAACTGAAGGAGAGATTGACGCTTTAAGTGTATCTAAACTTTGGAGTAACAAATTTCCAGTTGTCTCTGTTAAGACAGGAGCTGCTGGTGCAAAAAAAGATATATCAAAAGAATTAGAATGGCTTGAGAATTTTGACAGCGTTGTCTTGTGTTTCGACCAAGATGATGCAGGCAAAAAGGCGGCAGCAGAGTGTGCTAGATTGTTCTCCCCTAACAAAGCTAAAATATGTACGCTGCCGCTAAAGACGCAAACGAAATGATAGTTGCTGGTAAGTTTAAAGAACTTACAGACTGTATCTGGTCAGCAAAACCATACAGACCTGATGGCATAGTTTGCGGTACAGATATTTGGGACACAATTAATACAGAAGATGAGTACGTTACTGTTGATTATCCGTTCCCAGCACTCAATATTAAAACACATGGCTTACGTAAAGGTGAGCTGGTTACAATTACAGCGGGTTCAGGTGTAGGTAAGAGTTCTTTCTGCCGACACGTAGCTCTGCATTTATTACAAAAAGATTTTAAAGTTGGATACATAGCCCTTGAGGAAAGTATCAAACGCACCTCACTCGGCATTATGGGAGTGAGCTTACATAAACCACTACATTTAACAAGAGAGGGAATAAAAGAAGATGAACTTCGAGATACCTACGATGCAACTGTGGGTAATGGTAATTTTTATTTGTATAATCATTTTGGTTCTACTGTTGCCGACAATCTTATTGCAAAAATTAGATACATGGCAAAGGCGTGCGCTTGTGATTATATTATTCTTGACCATCTTCACATGGCTCTTAGCAGTCTCGGTGATGAACATACAAATGATGAACGTAAACTCATTGATTATACCGTATCCGTTCTACGTACACTAGTTGAAGAAACAGGTATTGGATTAATACTTGTGTCACACTTACGTAGAAGTGAAGGAGACAAAGGATGGGAAGACGGTAAGAGCGTTACAATGAATGCTCTTAGAGGTTCAGCATCAATAGGTCAGTTATCAGATTTAATAATTTCAATGAACCGTGATTTACAAGCAGACGACAACACCACAACTGTAACTATCTTAAAAAATAGATTTAGTGGTGAAACAGGCCACGCATGTAATTTACATTTCGATTTAGAAACAGGATGTTTAAATGAAATAGTCCATGATGATTTTTAAATATGAAATGAAAGCAGCCGAATGGACGATGATTGTTATGGAAGCTATTGCACAAGCAGAGAAACATCCGGGCAAACAAATTTATATAGATGTGGCCACAGACGAAGCTTATGAACTTATTGACGATGCGGTTTTCGCACTTATTAAACAAGGTAATGAAGCCGCTTGGCGCATTACATTACAACAACACACATTACATTAGGAGAAAAATGAAAAAAGTGAAATTACCAGACACTATAGATGTGTCTTACCACACTTTACAAGTGGTGCTTTTAGAGCCAGACATTGCTCTTGAGGTAGGCGACCAACAAGGAAGCTACGCAGCAAGAGAACAAAAAATATATCTGGATAGAAGCATTATTGAAGAAGGTGGTGACAGAGCTTTATCGCTATTACTCCATGAAGTAGGACATGCGATTTATTACATTTTTAATCTTAAGGATAGAGAAGAAGAACCAACAGTAGATAGTTTTGCTAATGGTTACACAGAAGTGTTTAAAAGAAACCCTAAACTTTTAGATTGGATAGCTCAACAAGTATGAGATTAGTATTCGATATTGAAACAGATGGGTTGCTAGAAGAAGTCAGCAAGGTTCACTGTATTATTATAAAGAACCTCGATACAAATGAGGTTATCAATTTAAAATTAAACAAAGCAATGGAATTGCTGGCTGCTGCAGATGTAATTATAGGTCACAACATAATTAAATATGACATTCCTGTGTTACAAAAACTTTATGGNTTTGTTTCCGAAGCCAAAGTATTTGACACTATAGTTGCAGCAAGATTATTTTATCCCGATATTAGAGATAGAGATTTTCGTAAACCTGACTTTCCAAAAAATCTTATTGGACGACACAGCTTAGAAGCTTGGGGACATCGTATTGGTAATTACAAAGGACAAATTGTAACTGATTGGAAAGAGTTTACTAAAGAGATGCTAGAGTATTGCATACAAGACGTAGAAGTAACTGCCTCACTCTACAATCTTCTTATGCAAACTAAACAACCTGATGCATTAGAACTTGAACATAAGGTTGCACAAATTATTTATAAACAAGAACAGCATGGTTTTTCTTTTGACAAAGCTACTGCTGAAAAATTATTTTCCAAATTAAATGCAAGACGTTTAGAACTTGAAGAAGAGTTGCAAAATATTTTCCCACCACTTGTTGAAAAAACTCCATTCACACCAAAAGTAAATAACAAAGCTAGAGGCTATGTAAAAGGTAAAACAATTCACAAAGAAAAAACTGTTAGTTTTAATCCATCAAGCCGTATGCACATAGCACAACGATTGAAGGATAAATACAATTGGCAACCTGTAGAGTTTACACCAGATGGCAAACCAAAGGTTGATGAAACAGTTTTAGAAAAGCTAGAATATTCTGAAGCAAAAATTTTGAGTGAACATTTTTTAATTGAAAAGCGTATAGCTCAACTTGCTGTAGGCGCACAAGCGTGGTTAAAACAAGAGAAACAGGGACGCATCCATGGTAGCTGTAATACTAATTCAACTGTTACAGGCAGAGCTTCACACACACATCCAAACTTAGGACAAGTGCCAAGCATATATAAAACGTATGGCAAAGAGTGTCGTCAATTATTTAGAGCTACGCCCGGTAAGAAACTGGTTGGCATAGATATATCAGGCTTAGAGGTACGTATGTTAGCGCACTACTTAGCTAAATATGACAACGGAGATTACACAGATGTTGTCTTAAATGGTGACATCCACACCAACACACAAGAACTAGCTGGTCTTGAAAGCCGAGACATAGCTAAAAGATTTTATTATTGCTTTCTTTATGGTGGTGGAGTTAAGAAAATTGCACAAGTTACAGGTAAGAAAGTTGGAGAAGCCTCTAAAATTAAAACCAGATTTTTAAATAATCTGCCTGCACTTAACAAACTTATTACAGACGTACAAAAAGCTTCCACAAGAGGACACATAGTTGGACTTGATAAACGACATGTAAAAGTACGTTCACAACATTCAGCACTGAATACACTGTTACAATCAAGTGGCGCAATCGTGTGTAAGCAGTGGCTTATAGAATTTGATAGTGCAGTTAAAAGATTACCAGACGTACAACAAGTTGTTTGGGTTCACGATGAAATACAAGTTGAATGTGATGAAGGGGATGCAGAAACTGTGGGGCAACTTGCAGTAGATGCAATTAAAAACACCGGTGTGCATTTTAATTTACGCATACCATTAACAGGGGAATATAAAATTGGCGAGACTTGGGCTGACACGCATTGAAAAATTCAAAATTCGATTTGGACTTGGCGTATGGTCAAGACCGAGAGAAACGTGTTGCAGCTATTTTTGATGCTGACAAGTTTAAGGTCGAAGTAAAAACTGAAAGAGACTGGTGGTATAAGACCGGTAACATTGCGATAGAAGTTGAAAGCTATGGTAAGCCATCTGGAATATCAGTAACTGAAGCTGACTATTGGGTGCACATTCTTGCTGATGGTAAGAAAGATTTTTGTCGATTGATATTTGATACCGACACCATTCGCCACCTCGCAAAAAATTATAATCACACAATGAAAAATGTAGGTGATGGCAAAAGGTCAAAAGTTGTTTTGATTCCTCTTGCTGAACTTTTTCACAAATCAAATCTAACAACAGGAGAAACTAAAAAATGAGAACACTATTAATTGATGGTGATATTCTTATTTACAAAATTGCTACCAAAAATGAAATACCTACTCATTGGGGAGATGGGTTATGGACGTTGCATTGCGATGAAAATATTTGTAAAGCAGAAGTCGATAAACAAATACAAGAGCTACAAGAAAATTTAAAAGCAGATAAATATATTATTGCTCTTACTGATAAATCAAACTTCCGTAAAGACATCTTACCCAGCTACAAAGACAACAGAAAACAAAAGCGTAAGCCAATGTTGCTACCTACACTAAGGCAGTATTGTTTAGATAATTATGAAGCTGTGGTTATGGACGGATTAGAGGCTGATGATGTACTTGGTATTTTATCAACTGAACCTTCTAACGATGAAAAGATTATAGTTTCAATAGACAAAGACCTCTACCAAATACCCGGAAAGATTTCTAAAGATGGTATGACAATAGATGAAGTCTCACCACAAGAAGCTGACTATTGGCACATGATGCAAACCTTATGCGGTGATGCCACAGATGGATACTCTGGTTGTCCTAAAGTTGGCGTTAAGACAGCGCAAAAGATTTTAGGAGACCACGCTAATGTTCCCCTCTTAGACCTATGGACACGTGTATTAGATGCTTACAAAAAAGTTGGCTACTCCATAGATGAAGCCTTAGCCCAAGCACGGGTTGCAAGAATTTTAAGACATAACGATTACGACAAAGAAACAGGAGGAATAAAACTATGGCAGACAGCGTAAAGAAACCGGCTCATTATTTTAGATACAAAATAGAACCTATTACATTCATTATGCAGAACGAAGTTCCGTATGCTGAAGCAAATGCCATCAAGTATTTAATGAGATGGCGATACAAACACCATCATAAAGACGGTCAAATACAAGACTTACTAAAAGCAAAACAATACATAGATTTGCTTATAGAAAAAGAAACTCAAGAGGACGATAAGCAACTTAGCTTTCGTTTTGGTGACACAGATGCATAATAGTTTACCTACCTCATACCAACAATATATACACACCTCCCGCTACGCTCGCTTTGTTGATGAGCTTGGACGTAGAGAAACATGGAGCGAAACAGTTACAAGATATTTTGATTTTATGGAAGACCATTTACAGAAAAACCATAACTACAAATTACCAAGAGACTTACGTTCCGAGTTAGAAGGGGCGGTACTGTCTTTACGCATAATGCCTTCGATGCGTGCTTTAATGACTGCAGGAGCAGCTTTAGAGAGAGACAATACTGCAGGATATAATTGCAGCTACATTCCAATTGATGATGTACGTAGCTTTGATGAAGTAATGTATATCCTTTTGTGTGGTACAGGTGTTGGTTTTTCCGTAGAAAGAAACAACATTGAAAAACTTCCTGTAATTGCAGAACAATTTAATGAAAGTGATACTGTTATTGTAGTTCAAGATAGTAAAGCTGGATGGGCTAGAGCGTTTAAAGAATTACTTGCTATGTTATATGGTGGAGAAATTCCAAAAATAGATGTTACTCGTATTCGACCAGCAGGTGCACGTTTAAAAACTATGGGAGGCAGAGCCAGTGGCGCACAACCACTAGTAAACTTATTTGATTTTGCAATTGATATGTTTAAGAAAGCTGCAGGTAGAAGACTTGATGCTATTGAAGCACACGACTTAGTCTGTAAAGTTGGTGAAGTTGTAGTTGTAGGAGGAGTAAGNCGTTCAGCTTTAATATCTCTNAGNAGCATACAAGATGACCAAATGAGAAAAGCAAAGTCAGGTCAATGGTGGCTTGAGAATGGTCAAAGAGCATTNGCCAATAACTCAGGATGTTATTCACGNACACCAGACATAGGACTATTTATGTCTGAATGGAAATCTCTTTATGACAGTAAGTCAGGAGAGCGTGGCATCTTNAATCGACTAGCAGCAAAGAATAAAGCTGCAGAGAATGAAAGACGTGAAACTNATTTTGAATTTGGAACTAATCCTTGTTGTGAAATTATCTTACGACCATATCAATTTTGTAACTTGACTGAAGTAGTTATCAGGGCAACAGATGGTATGAAAGAGATTAAAGATAAAGTTAGACTTGCAACAATCTTAGGTACATTTCAATCCACACTTACAGATTTAAAATATCTACGTAAAATATGGAGAGATAATACTGAAGCCGAAAGACTACTTGGTGTTTCACTTACAGGCATTATGGATAATGAACTTACCAGTAAACCAACTAAACAACGCTTAGAAGAAATGCGTGCTGTTGCTGTAGATGCCAACAAAAATTTAGCAAAAAAATTAAAGATACCTCAATCAGCAGCAATTACGTGTGTCAAACCATCTGGTACGGTAAGTCAATTAGTTGATAGTGCCTCTGGTATTCACTCAAGACATAGTGATTATTACGTACGGACAGTACGTGGTGATGCTAAAGACCCGCTAACAAAGTTCTTAATTGATAAAGGCATTCCACATGAACCAGATGTGACTAGACCAAGTGATGTCATGGTGTTTTCTTTTCCAATAAAATCACCTGATAAATCAATAACTCGTAATGATATGTCTGCTATTGAACAACTTGAAATGTGGTTGATGTATCAAAGACATTGGTGTGAACACAAGCCTTCTGTCACTATAAGTGTACGTGAAAATGAATGGCTGAAAGTTGGTTCATGGGTGTATGACAACTTTGACGAAATTGCAGGTATAAGTTTCTTACCTTTAGTTGAACACAATTACAAACAAGCCCCTTATCAAGATATAAATAAAGAAGAATATCTTAAATTAAATAAGGCTATGCCTAGTAATATTGATTTTATAGACCTTACAAAACTATGAAAATGATGACAATACCACTGGTTCTCAAGAATTAGCGTGTGTCGGTAATGTGTGTGAGCTTGTAGATACTACAAAAGTACCCGTCTTAGAAGAATAAGCTATGGAAAATGATAACGATTTAGTCTTACCAAAGACTGTTACAGAAGTTCTTGAGTTGCTAAATAGATTATGGCCTGAAAAAACGCCTGACCTTGAACACACACCCAAGGATATATATTTTGCAGCAGGTCAAAGAGACGTAGTTAGATTCTTAAATTACCTAAAAGAACGGCAAGATAAGGAGTCAATTATATAATGTGTATAGGCGGAATGAAAACTAGTTCACCGACAGTCTACAAGAGACCCAATCCGCAAGATATTTATTATAATGGCAACATCTATGACCCCAAGCCAGTAGAAGAAACAAAAGATGAAACTGCAAATGTTTCAGAAGATTCTACATCACGAAAACAATCTACAACTAACAACAACCCCATGAACAAGTCCAACACTGGACTTCAAATTTACTAAGGAGAAATATAATTATGTGTTTAGGCGGAAAACCCGACCCAGCTCCAGCTCCAGAACCAATTCCACAACCAGTAATTAATGCGTCACCAATTGGTGATACTTTAGCACCAGAGTTGCAGATAGCGGAAGAGAATATGGACGAGGAAGCAAAGAAAAAGTACAAACGTAAAAAAGGTACTACAGGATTGAATACTAAATTAACGTCTGGTCTCAATATACCAGCCACAAGCAGTGGGATTAACGTAGCGTAATGTGTAGCGGCGGAGGCGGCGGCGG